ATAATGGTAGGTATATTAAATAAAAAGGAGTTAATTAATATGAGTAAACCTACATTACAAAAAGTGTATGAGAAGATGACTTTAATCCAACAGAATCCAAAAGACCTTTGCTTGGTCTGTGTTTGGGATGACGGCAAACCTGCAATAGCACTGGGTCTCAAAAATGGTGAAACGATGACACCACTAGCAATTATGCTAGACCAAGAAAGGTGCGACAATCTTGAACCTGATTGGAATAATTTTGATGAAATTGAATCAGTCATTGCAAAAGCACAAAAGGCGGAGGACAGAACGACAAAGGAGCAGTTTGACAAACATCATGCTACCATTGATAAAATTTTTGAAGATTCAAGTTATTAATGAAAAAACTAATCGTACCAATATTGATAACACTAGCTTTACCGCTAGTGTTTCAATCTACTCCAACAGAAATACTAAAACTAAAAACATTTGACGCACTGGTTAAAGAACAAGAACCAAGTGGAAACTTTGTAATTCTCAACATATCAGAATCTGATGTTAGAGAAAGAGGTGGCTTTCCATTTCCAAGAAGAGACCTTGCACAAATACAAATAGACTTAATTAACGAAGGAGCTATTGGCGTTGGTTGGGCTATAAGCTTTTCAGAAGCTGACAGGTTTGGTGGTGATGATGTTTTTGCACAGGCATTGTCTTTTGCTCCAAGTGTGCTTGCTATGTTTGAAACACCAAACGGTCAATATCCAAAAACAGTTGGGACGGTCATCAAGGGAAACGAAGTTGGAGGCATACCAACACAGGGTATTGTAGAAAATATTGATGTATTAAAAGAACAAACCTATCAAGGCATTGCAACAGCTCCGGTAGATATAGATAATTTAGTTAGACGTATACCCTTGTTAATGAAAACACCTGATGGATGGTCGCCAAGTTTCGGAACAGAAATATTAAAAGCATTAACAGAAACAAGGTCTTATATTATCACTACAAATGATAATGGTATTCAGGAAATAGCAGTAAGACATTTGCCACCAATAAAAACAGATAACTTTGGCCGCAAGTGGGTTAGTTGGGTTGATACACCACAAACCACATTAGAAGAGATGAAAGTTGCAGGCAAGTTTGTAATTATTGGCGTTACAGCAAACGGCGTTATGCCACAAGTAGCAACCCCAGTTGGATTATTAGAACCACACAAAATTCAAGCAGCACTGGCTGAGTCAATTCTTTTAGAAAGCTCACCAATAATCCCTGACTGGTCTTTAGCAGCAGAAATACTAATTTTTACTATAATAGTGTCTTTGACATGGCTTCTAATCAATTATCTTGGTATGACACTAGGCATTGCATTAGCTATTTTAACAATGCTGTGTACGGCATTAGGCGGTTATTGGTTAATACAAACAGGTATTTTAATTGATGTAACTTGGACTTTAGTCTCACAATTTATTGCAGGAGCTATTGCTTTCTATTTACGCTTTAGAGAGCAGTTTAAATTGCGCCTACAAATTAAAAAACAGTTTGAACATTACCTTGACCCAAGACAAGTTAAACAATTACAGAAAAACCCTGATTTATTAAAATTAGGCGGAGAAAGAAGAAGGTGTACTTTTATTTTTACAGATTTACGAGGATTTACTGCACTGAGTGAGTCGGTTGAACCTGAGCAGGTGACATACATTATGAACAAGGTTTTAACAGCGCAAGTAGATGCAGTACAAAAACACGGAGGATTGGTAGACAAATTTATTGGCGATGCCGGGATGTACATATTTAACGCACCTCTTGATGTAAAACATCACGAACAAATAGCTTTTGAATGTGCTTTAGATATAATAAAAAATATTAAAGTGGTAAACCAAGAGCTAAAAGCAGAAGGTATGCCATCTATAGCCATAGGCATTGGTTTAAATACTGGTGATGCCATCGTAGGTAATATGGGTAGCAATACTAGGTTTGACTATTCTGCTATTGGAGATGCTGTTAATATTGCAGCTAGGCTTGAGTCTGCTACTAAAGAAAGAGGCGTAGACATACTCATTGGTGAAGAAACAGAAAAGTTTTGTGGTTATTCTTTAAAAGTGTTAGAATCTATCAAGGTTAAAGGGAAAGAGAAACCATTAAAAATTTATACAACAAGTTAATTAGATTTATGGCAACAACAAAAGAAGCAATTACCAAAATAGAAGCACACGAAAGAGAGTGTACGATTAGATACGCAAATATAGAGAAAAGACTAGAAGACGGCTCAAAGCGTTTTGATAAGCTAGAAAATATGATATGGGCTGTTTATCCGTTTATTTTACTTTCTGTGGTTTTATCTAAGTTTGTATGAGCAAAGTTTTAATAGGTGTAGTTTTTGTTTTAACAGCTATAACTTATTATTTATTTACTCAAAATCAAACACTTACAGCCAATAATCTTGCATTAGAAGGAGCTGTTGCTACACAAAAAGAAGCAATTGAAAGCCTGCAAAACGATTTTACTTTACAAACAAATAGTTTATTAGAGCTACAGGGCAGAAACCAAGAGATTCAACAAGAGATGTCAAGATACCTTGACATATTTAAAAGACATAATTTAACCAAATTAGCAGCAGCTAAACCCGGGCTTATAGAACCAAGAGTAAATAAAGGAACCAAAGATGTATTTGATAGCATTGAAGAAGATAGTCGCAACATTGACAGTCTTGATGATGGCTTGCAGTTGCAGTCTGCTACCAACTAAACAGGTAGAGATTGTCTCTAAGCCTATAGAAAGAACTATAGTGCAGCCTATTATGCCTAGGGAAATAGACCTTAAAGACCCTTATTGGTATGTAGTATCAAATGAAAATATTGATGAGTTTTTAGTGCGAATAGAAAAAGAAAGCGGTCAAGTTGTATTTTTTGCAATGTCAGTACCTGATTATGAGCTTATGGCTTACAACATGCAGGAATTAAAGAGGTATATAAATGAACTTAAAGAAGTTGTTGTCTATTATAAAAAAGTTACGACACCACAAGAAGGAGATAATTAAAATGAAAATATCAAATGAAGGCATTAATTTAATTAAATTTTTTGAAGGCTGTCCTACAGATAAAGACGGCAACGTAATTAGTTACAGGTGTGCAGCCAATAAAGCTACCATAGGTTTTGGCAGTTTAAAATTAATAGATGGCAGTCCAGTAAAAGACGACATGACTATAAGCAAACAGGATGCTGAAGATTTACTTGCACACGAATTACACGAGTATGAAAGTTATATTAATGACATGGTAAAAGCAGACCTTAAACAAAATGAATTTGATGCTTTGGTTTCATGGGTTTTTAATCTAGGTCCAAGCAATTTGCGAGCCTCTACACTGCTAAAGGTTTTGAATAACAAAGACTGGGCAGATGTACCAAACCAAATAAAAAGGTGGAATAAAGTCGCAGGAGTACCCAACGAGGGATTGATGAAAAGAAGAAATGCTGAAGCCTTATTGTTTGAGGGCAAAGAATGGGGTACAGTTTAACTGACATGTTTGTTTGTGGATATTCACGAATATCTCCTCTCTCTCCTCAACAGCGTGTCAGGAGAGTCAAGCGTCCTTTAAAACATTTTGGCTCTCCACCTAATGCTTAATTTAGAAAACATAAAATCATTTGATGCTTTATCAAGAGATGAGCAAGTAGAAGCATTAACTCTCATAGATAAATGGAAAAACTTAAATGCAAGAGATAGATGTAGAGGTGATTTTTTAGAATTTGTTAAATTTCATTGGGAAGGATTTATTATGGGAAGACACCATAAAATCCTTGCAGAAAAACTAAATCGTATAGCACAGGGTAAATGTAAAAGACTTATGGTTATGTTGCCACCAAGACATTCAAAATCAGAATTTGCCTCTACTTATTTTCCCGCATGGATGATGGGTTTAAATCCAAGTTTAAAAATTATACAAGCAACCCATACAGCAGAACTAGCTGTAAGGTTTGGTAGAAGAGTTCGTAACATCATTGATACCGATGAATACCAAGCCATCTTTCCTGAAATAAATCTATCAGGCGATAATAAATCAGCAGGTCGTTGGACAACCGATGATGGTGGAGAAGCCTTCTACTCAGGTGTTGGTGGTGCAATTACAGGTCGTGGTGCTGATTTACTTATCATAGATGACCCACATTCTGAGCAAGATGCTATGTCTCCTACCGCTATGGACGCAGCTTGGGAATGGTACACATCAGGTCCAAGACAAAGATTACAGCCCGGAGGCACTATTGTACTTGTGATGACAAGATGGAGTACCAAAGATTTAGCAGGTAGATTATTAAAAAGACAGTCAGAAACACACGCTGACCAATGGGAGGTTGTTGAATTTCCTGCAATTATGCCTGAATCAGAAGAACCTTTATGGGGTGAATTTTGGAAAAAAGAAGAGTTATTATCAGTAAAAGCATCACTGCCAATATCTAAATGGAACGCACAATGGATGCAGAACCCAACTGCTGAAAGTGGCTCTATAGTCAAAAGAGAATGGTGGAACACTTGGGAAAAAGAAGGTATACCAACTTGTCAGTGCATAATCCAAAGTTACGATACAGCTTTCAGCGCAAAAGAAACTGCTGACTATTCGGCAATCACTACATGGGGTATTTTTGACCCTGAAGATGGCAGCGAAAGTGCAATTGTATTATTGGATGCAAGCAGACACAGAGTTGACTTTCCTGAATTAAAAAACATAGCACTAGAGGAATATAAATACTGGGAACCGGATATTGTACTAATTGAAGCAAAAGCAAGTGGTACGCCATTGACACAAGAACTTAGAAAGATAGGAATACCAGTACAAGCCTACTCACCAAGCAGAGGACAAGATAAGGTTGCAAGAATGAACTCTATTGCACCTATGTTTGAAAGTGGTATGGTATATGCTACA